GTACAGCTTTGTCTACCTAGATACCATGACCAGAGCTAAAAATCCAAAGCGTACAAAGAAACCGGGATGGTACTCAACCAAGCAAGCCAAGTACGACGCCTTGCTAGACCTTAGAGGCGCACTGGCTGAAGGGTTACGATCTACACCCAACGGCGAGTACCTTAAGATATATGACGAAGACACTATAGCAGAATACGAAGACTACATCTTTTATGATAATGGAGACATCGGACTATCAGAGTCCGTCGATGATACTGCTGGAGCCAGGGCTGCACATGGTGATACAGTCATAGCAGATGCAATAGCATTACGAGCTCTACGACAACAAGGTAGGGCAAACGTGCAGTTAGTAGTAGCGCAGGGAAGAAACACGATGCTAAGTAGGAGACTCTCCTACATTAATCAACTGAAGGCAGATAAAGGGGATACTCCGTGGCTGAGATAAAACACGCACAAGTGCCATTCATCAAACGTCTACATGGGGGTGTGGCTCAGTGCGAGAAGTACAAAGAGCCTATGCAGCGTACTATCAATCACATGTTAGAGCACTACGCTAACGGCTGGTACAAGGGAGATAGTCCTGGTGGACGTAGCTCCATGCCTCTTAATATGGTAGACCGGGGTATTCAGACCCTTATCCCATTCCTGGTGTCTAACAACCCACGTGTGCAGATTCGTCCACGTGCGGGCGTGAACCACCCTCAAATCAAACCGTTCAGCAAGACGTTAGAGTTGGCGCTTGCTCATCTATTAGAAGAGATCAAGTTCTCCGCATATACCCTCTCGCCTGTCATTATGGACAGCCTGTTCTCCTGCGGGATTACCAAGACTGGCACAATGCACTCGCATACCGTCGAGGTCGGCGGGTATCTGCACGACGTAGGACAGCCGTACAGCGACAGGGTAGATTTTGCAGACTACATATTTGACATCTCAGCACGTAACCTACAAGAGATGAAGTATCAGGGCAACAGGTATCGTATCTCATATGACTACGTTATGCAGTCCGACCTGTTCAAGCACAAGGACAACCTCAAGCCTGACCTTGCTCCACATGGAAATAACGAGCACCCTGACTATATCTCTAGTGGCGGTAAGACATCATTCAATTACAACGAGCTCCATAAGACTGTAGAGTTAGAGGACATCTGGCTTCCTGACGAGAACATAATCGTGACGATTGCCAAAGAAGGTCAAGGCAGCAACATCATGCGTACGGTAGAGTGGGATGGACCCGAAGCTGGGCCGTATGACATCCTAGCCTACAAGATGTTCCCCGGTACTACAGTACCTGTACCTCCTATCTATACGTGGATGGACATGAACAAGTCTATCAACATCGTAATGCAGAAGATGAGGGACATGACGGAACGTGAGAAGACTGTTGGCGTGTACGATCTGATGAATACAGAAGATGCGCAGGTCATACAGGCCGCTGCTCATGGGGATCTGATTGGTCTTAAAGGCGGGGCAGACTCCGTTAAAGAAGTAACGTATGGGGGTTTCAATCCTCAGAGTATGCAGTTTCTTATGTTTATGATGGATCAGTTCAGCCGGTCTGGACCTAACCTAGAACAACTAGGCGGTAAAGGAGCTATGGCTGGTACGCTGGGCCAGGAGCAAATGATGCAGACTAACGCTCTGCGTGAAGTAGACCACATGATCAATATGGTATACGAGTTTACTCGTAGCATTACACGTAAGCTGACATGGTTCTTGTGGAGTGATCCGCTTATTGTCACACCTGTAATTAAACGAGCAGCCGGTATCAATATGTCGTATGAAGTAGAGTATAGTCAGTATGCCCAGGAGGGGGATTTCTTTGACTACTCTCTAGAAGTGGAACCTTATAGCATGAGCCGCATGAATCCAGAGATGCGGTATCAGAAGATCCTACAGCTAGTCAGTCAGATGATTATACCGCTGATGCCGATGGCAATGCAGCAGGGATCTAGCATAGACGTAAACGCTCTGGTTAAGGAAGTTGCCCCGTACTTGGGTATATCTAATGTGGACGAGTGGTGGAAGTCTCTGCTACCAGAGTCTGAGAACGCAGGTCCATACCAAGCAGCACAGGGACAGGTGGTAGGAAAGTCTGGGCAGGATCAGCGCGGGTCATTGGGACAAGCGCCAGCATCCAAGGCCGCAAACCTTAACCAGCAACAGGCACGTAATGCTGGTCAATCAAGTAAAGCGTAGAGCTGAAAAGCTCAGGGATTATATCCCGAAGGAGATTTATGAAGTCTAAAGTTCTTGTTGGTATGATTGTTGTATTGTTGATTGGAATCCTTAGTGGTTTAGTCTTGCACACGCCTCCTATGTTTAGTATCGCTAGCAATGTAGAAGCGGTACGTACTGGTACAGTACATATCCTTAAACAGGGGGAATGCCAGGGGAGTGGAGCAATCATCTCTCCAGACGGTATTATCTTTACAGCAAAGCATGTGACAGACGGTCGAGCAGGTGAATATACAGTTACATTAGACGATGGGCGAGAGTTTGACGTTAAGGCAGTTATCGAAGACGGCGAGAATGATATGGCCTTTATGCTGCTAGACGTACCTAAAGGAACTAAACTCCCATACGTACGGCTGAGCCACGTAGACCCACGCGTAGGTGACATGGTAGTTATTGGTGGTAGCCCATTTGGGATTGAGAACTTTAATACGTTCACCCTTGGTGTAGTGTCAGCCAAAGGTCGTGAGCTGGGCGGTAAGTATGACTGGCATGTAATGACGCAGACCGATAGTGCCGCTAACCCTGGTAACTCAGGCGGTCCGGTGTTTAATATGCGTAATGAAGTGATCGGTGTGCTGGTAGCAGGATATAATGCCACACTTAACTACAGTGTACCGGTGGCTCGCTTCAGAGATACAATTAGAACTATTCGCAACTTGCTCTACATGCAGCGGTTTCAGGAAGTAGAGGAAGTATACGAAGCTGATATTGAATGGGGTGCATACGAGGTCCAAACTGTGGAGTAGATTATGTTAAGCGATAAGGTAACGTTAGTAACAGGTGGAACTGGGTCGTTAGGAACGGCTGTAGTTCGGCACATATTAGACAAATATGCCCCTAAGAAGGTGGTAGTATTCAGCCGAGGCGAACGTGCCCAGGTAGAGATGAAGCGTGAGTTTAATGATGATAGACTCCGCTGGATGATTGGTGATGTACGTGACGAGGCCCGACTAGCTCGGGCTATGCTGGGAGTAGACTACGTAATACACTGTGCAGCTCTTAAGCACGTTGACGTGGCCGAGTACAACCCCGAAGAGTGCATCAAGACGAACATACTAGGCAGTATGTCTGTCGTAGCCGCCGCATTAGCTAGTGGCGTACAACGAGTGGTAGCAATATCTACAGATAAAGCGTGTAACCCATCAAATCTTTATGGGTCCACGAAGTTATGTGCAGATAAGCTCTTCCTTGCAGCCAACGTACATAAAGAGATATTCAGCGTAGTGCAGTTTGGGAACATCGCAGGATCAAGTGGCAGCGTTATCCCGCTGTGGAAGAAACAGCGTGAAACCGGGACTATTACGATTACCGACCCGCTCGCTACTCGGTTTTGGATTACTCCGCTCGACGCAGCAAAGTTTATCATCGGAGAGTTTCTAGTAGCCGTATCCAGTAAGGTCTCAGTCCCTGAGATGTGTGCTTCTTCATTAGATGTACTTGCTCAGGTGGTAGCTCCTGGTTGTAAGCACACTAGGACTCGGTTAAAGAAAGAAGAAAAGCTCTGTGAAGAGGTTATTCGTGACGGAGTAGTTGTAACTTCGGACGAATGTATGGTCCCTAAGAACGTATTAAAAGCTTATCTAGGTGATATATGCGCATAAAGAAGTTCGAGAAGTATGATCGACTAGAAGTAGCATGGATAGATATTGTCGAGCGCTCGGGCTGGCGTAGTGTCGCTGCCGCTGAGATCGAAGGCGGGGCCAAAGTAAACAACATAGGATACTTCCTTGGCAACCACAAGGGTATCCTTAACTTAGCAAGTAGTTTGTCTGAGGATGGAGACTGTAATGTCACCTCCATACCTTGGGGAGTGATAACAGAAATCAAACAATTGAGGATAACAACCGATGGCGAATGCTAATCTTAAAGTGTGGGGAGAAGTTAGTGGGCTGGATCAGGATACAAAGTTTGTCGCTAACAGCAACATTACTGCTCCGGTAGAGGCGATACAGGGCTATATGCTCGTCTCGTCAGTCATATCGACTGATCCTGTCGCGGTCGATGTAGCCAATATCTCTCCCGCTTCACTAAGAGGGATTGCCATTAAGGCGTCCGCAGGGACTGTTTATGTAAGTCCTATTTCTTCTGCGAATGTTACCGCAGCGTGCGTGCTGACGGCGGGGTCTTGGCCGGTGGTGTTTACATTCTCTTCTAGTACAGCCCTAGTGTGGGCTACAGCGGAAGCTACTACAGATGCAATATCGTATCTGGCTTTTGGAGTTGCAACTTAATGTTAACAGTAAGTTATGTATGTGAGTGTGGAAGTACAGGTGGGGAGAAACCAGAAGGTCCGCTGAGTGGTTGTTTGATGTGTGGAAAAA